ACGACCGGGGCATCTACGATGATTGTATGTGCCTGTTTTACCCGGGTGGATATGAAACGTTTAATGGCAACACCGATCCCAGCCGTTTTAAACCAGAGGTTGCAACGCTTATACCCGGGCTGCACTTCTTTAAGAAGGGTAAACATGGCATTACTACGCATGCGGATGGCGGCTATGATGCATTCAGGCCGGCCACTCCGGACGAGAGTTTACCAGTGTGGCGCGATGGCGAGGGTAACAAAGTTTTTAAAGGTATAGCCATTAACCTGCACAAAGGCGGCTATACAACAACCAGCAGCGAGGGATGCCAAACGGTTCATCCTGATCAGTGGCCCGAGTTCCAACCAAAGGTTTACAGCCTTATGACGGCCAATAATCAGGACGTTTTGCCTTACGCACTGGTAGCATGGTGGCAGTAGTTTTTCAATATTCATAGCAATTATTGTTTTGGTGTTATCCCCGGGTGTCTACTCGGGGATTTTTTCTCAAAAATTATTTGGTTCGTATTACGCCGCGTATTACATTTGTAATACAAACACACCAAAACCATGTACACAGTAGAAGTAATTAAAGCGAAATTAAGCAGCGACCAGCGCTGGATTGAGCGCGCAATAATTGTGCTGCATGAACGCCAAACCCGGGAGGAACAACAATCAGAAGTAACCATTGAGGCTAATGGCGTAGGTTTTAACGCCTTCGATGCAAAACGCCTAAGCTATTACGCCAACTGGCTGCTGGGCGGCAAACACCTTAGCGGTAAGCATCTGGAGCAGGCTAAACGGGCACTCCCTAAGTATGCCAAACAAATTTTATCACTCATAAACCACCAGTAGCATGTTACACCACACCCCACGCACTTTATTTGCGGCCGCACAGGCGCTGCACCCGGGCTGCCCTATTACTAAGGTAGGCATACATCCAAAGGACGATAAATCAATAACCGTAACCGAGTGGCAGTACAATATGGAGATGGCAGAAATATGGAATGTTCCCTACTCTGCTAAGTGTTGGCGCGGCCACGAGATTACCTTCTATTACGCAGATTCAACATTCTCCCATTTTAAAGTTTAAACCACTATGTCTACTATCTTAGAACTGGCTAAAAAGTTTAAAGCACTGGCAGATCAGGGTGAGGGCGTCGAAAAGCGCAGTTAAATGAAGGAAAAAAGATTGAGAATTATTTGGATCGTAATACGAAACGTATTACATTTGTATAACAAAACACAAAACACCATGCAAAGAGCACTAACTGTAACCAACAACGTGACTGTTACCTTAGACGCAACCCGTACAAAATTAGTAGCCCATGTACCTGCTGGCATGCGCGGTAAGACACTTAAGCGCCTGTACACTAAAAAAATTTCATCTTTTACCATTGCGCAGCAGGTATTGCAGTTTGGCATACAAGGTTAACTGATGATGGGTTTATTACCCGAAACGGGCTGGCAGCGGCCCGTATTAACCATAAAACGTTAGAAAATGAAACAAAAGTACACAACCGCCGATATTATTGTACGCATAGCAATTGTTGCTATAATTGCCGGTGTGCTGGTAACGGCTTACCTCCGGGCAACCAATGGGCCGTTTTTTACTACCAGATAGTAGCAGGCAAGGAAAGGCGATATATGGCAACCGGGGCCGGAGTGAAGGCCGGCCCCTACTTTAACACCAAACAATACAGCATGACACGCGAAGAATTCTTTTCCGGTAAAACTTTTACATACAGGAACGTAGGCCATTCAAAGTACATTTATTGCGCCCCAATGCGCGAAGATGGCGATGCATCTGTTAATGAGATATCTAAGTACCATACCTCCCACAACTGCAACATAGAGCGCGTTACTCCTATCGGAATACACGTTTACACGGTGGTTGTTGGCAAGGTTGTTAGGGCCTTTATACGCTTCAACGAAATGACAATTACCCAGCCGGGTGACGGAACGGTAGACGTGCCGGGCAAATAATACCCGGTGTTTGCAATATGGCTGCGTGCAGGTTCGATTCCTGCCCCGGCTACTCATACCCAAAAATATAATCATGGAGAAGAAACACCTAAATTTTTACATGCAGTGCATGGAAGATGGATTTTTACCGAGTAAACATAACGGCGAAAATACCGGTCTTTGCGGCTCTGCAACTACACTCAGGATAGACAACGAATTGCTTAAGTTATTCGAACCAAACAAGGAAGAATGCGAACAGTTGGTAGAGGAAAATACATCATCTAGCTGGTGGGGATATGGTATACATTACCACGACCCAGCATACAGTACTACGCAGCGACATCATGGCTTTACACCGCTGCGCCAAACCATTGTACTATTTATGGCTGCAATGAACAATGAATTGTAATGAAACAAACCGCAATACCTACCCCGGGCATGCCTCAGGTAAGCCTACTGGCAGCGCTGAAGCGATTGTTAGGCGAGCAGCAGGCAGAGAGGGTGTGGCGCGAAATGGCGGCAAACCCGGGCAGAGATATTGTGGTAGACATAACACCCGAAAACCTCGAACTTCTAAACCGAATGAAATGGCACCGCACAAAATGAGTTTGGGCTATACAGTAGCTACAGCGCTGGGCTGGTTAATCCGTGTATTTATTTTACTTATAATTTGGTTCGTAATACGTATAGTATTACATTTGTAACACTATGGCACAATTAAAAAAACTACAGATACCGGCAGCGGGAGACCCTATGGTTGTAAAAACCTATCGCGTGGCAGACAAGGATGCCAATGATGCCGAGATAGCAGCAAAGCAGTTGTATAAGCAATCTCTTTCGGTTGTTGTTCGGGAGTTTGTAAAAAAACTTGCAAAACAAAAGAAATGAGCGTTAAAAAATTCACCTTTCTTGTTCCGCAGTACTACGAAAATGGTATCAGCCCGATGCATATTGGCGATCTGGAAGTCGAAGCTCAGGCAACAACCTACCGAGATGATGGCACAATGCGCACTTGCGATATACTTTCTATCCGCTGGGGTACAGAAGACGTAACAAAGTATATTAGTGCCTGCCAGCCGGCCAAGTGGGATGAGTTACTGGCTGCTGCTGAAAACAATTTTAAATCACTATTCAATATTTAGCTATGGGCTACATAAAACACCATGCTATAGTTGTTGTATCCTACGACGAGCATATAAATCTCGCCCACGCAAAAGCGGTTGAAATATTTGGTGCTCTCGTTTCGCCTGTAATAAACGGGGCTGCAAATGGGTATAGATCGTTTTTTATTGCACCAGATGGCAGTAAAGAAGGATGGACTCTTTCCTACGATTACGACTCTAAGCGCAACAAATTTATTAAGTACATAGAGAATGGCGCTTATAGTGATGGTAGCAATAAGCTACGATACGCCGAGATTTCTTTTGGCGGAGATACCGATAAGGCTTTAGTAGTACGCAGTAATTAAACTCTTTGGCGGCAGGAATGAAAAATATTTGGGTAGCGGAACCTGCCGCCATAACTTTTTCAAATACATACACACATGGAACAAAGACAACTGCCTACACTTTCCGAGCTGCATAACGAAAACCCGGATGCATGGAAGCAAGACAGGTTTAAAACGCTGGTAAACCAGCCGCCACCGGCATCGTGGTTAAAGAAACACCCAATGGCCCCGGTGCAGTATTTGCCCATTGAGAAGATCGAGTACCTGCTCGACCGCATATGCGGCCAATGGCGCGTAGATATTAAAACCATAGCGCCACTATTTAACAGCGTTGTTGCGGTTATACGCCTGCATTATTACAACCCAGCAACTAACGAGTGGGACTTTCACGATGGCACCGGCGCAATGCCTGTGCAAACAGATGCCGGCAAGGCTGCCAGTGATTTGGCGGCCATTAAAAATAATGCCATACAACTGGCTGCGCCTGCTGCTGTAAGCTACGCAATTAAGGATGCCGCCGAGCATATTGGCGCATTGTTTGGCCGTAACGTTAGCCGTAAAGAGGCGCTCGAGTTTAACCCGGCGTTCAAGGAAGACCCATATAAGGGTGAAAAGCCGGAGGTTATAGATACGCCTAAAATACCGGCACCGGCACCAGCGCCAACCGTTGTAACGCCGCCGCCGGCCCCGGTAGTGGTAACACCTGAAATAAAGGTGGATGCTGCTGCGCCGAAGTTTGAGGCCGATTTCTTTGCACCCGTTGAAGGCGACACTGCGCCGCCGGTAGATTTGGATGCACCTATTGACTTTTAAATTAAATTTTATGCAGCCCCGCAAACACTGGAGAGCAAAGTATACAAACAGGTTAAAGTAGGCGATGATACCGTATTTATGCCGGTGGTAGATGATTTGGATGATGAGCAATTGCTACACCATTATAACCGCGCAATCGAGGAAGAAGATTTCGAGTACGCCCAAACTTGCTACGTAGAAGGTGCCACCCGGGGCATAACCCAAAAAATGCAACTAAAATGAGCTTAAACATGGGCGAACTGGCTATGTATGTTAGGGAGACACCCAGCATAGAAGCCGTAAAGCAAAACGTTTGGAATCTTATTGGCCGTGGTAAAGCCACGATGGATAAAAAACTTACCACCCAGTCACTTGCCTTGCAGCAGCACCTAATGGGCTGGGAAACTAAAGACCAACCGGCGCTCGATGCCGCAATCAAAGCCTATAACTCTGGCTATACTGTACTGGTTGATACGCGCAAAGATTTTACTAAATACCTTGATGCTGCTAAAGAGCAGTGCATGAAGGTAGAAAAGGAATACAACCCGGCAACTTATGAGCCTTTCATAAAGGCAAAGGCCCGGGAGCTGGAATTGCGGCAGGCGGCCACAAAGGCAGCCACTGCGGCGCAGGATAAAGCAAACGAGGAAGCAGAATTCAAAACCTTTGTAGAGAACGAATATCTTGATATTGCAGCGGATTACCGGGCGCAATTGCGTGCTTTTATACACCAAACTTATACGGCGTGCCTAAGTGCAAAGACGCCACCGGATAAGGTGCAGGAAGCCGTTAATACGTGCGTTGCTGCCATGCAAACAGTGCAGCCCCGGAAGATGAACAAGTTTAACAGCGTACACCTTGCAAAAGAGGATGCGGCTGCGTTGTTTGCCAAAATACCCCGGCCAAAGTTTGCAGACATATACACGGAGATGATTAAGGAATTGCAAGAAAAGTTCTCCATGTATGCCCACGATCTTGCCAACCCTACGGCAGCGGTTGCCCAGCAAACACAGTTATTTGAGCAGACAACGTCACAGGAGAAGCGACAAACAGAGGCCGATAAGGCTGCTGTAACGCTGGTAAACAATGCCACTGCTATGGCCGTTGCAGCGCCGGCAGGCATGAAGCCAATAGTCGAGACAACCGAAATTCTTATCGAGGATTACTCGTGGGAATGGGTGGCTAAAATTATGGCAGCATTTATGGGCAACTTTCAGGCATGCAGCGGGAAGGTAAAGAACAAAAAATACAGCCAGATGACGGTTGCGCAGATGGCTGCCGCGCTGGATGCCGCCAATGTTAAAGTAGAGGGCGTTAAATATCAAACCTTACAGAAATGATATATTACTGTTTATTCTCCATGATGTTTGTGCTCGGGGCTACTGTTACTCCGGGCGCAGGCATCCGCTGGTATGATATAGTTTTGGCACCATTGGTTATGCCGTTTATGATTGGGCAGTTTATTGCTATCATAATTACCAAAAACAATCAGGCTATAGCTGCTCAAAAAACTTCTGAAAAAAGTTCTGAATAAATTTGGCGCGTAATACGAAACGTATTACATTTGTTATACAAACACACCAAAATGATATTAACAGCTAAATTCACCGATTACGAATCCAAGAAGATTATTGGCAAGCGCGGCGGAGTAAAATGGGGGTTTGATACTGTAGAGGTTGTTGATACGCTGCACCCGGTTGAAGTAACACACGATGTAACCAAAGTATTTTATGTACGCGGTAAAGATTTAGGCAAAGAGAGACAATCTCTGTATAATGCTGACGGCACCATCGCTAAAGGCATCTGGCAGCATGGCCGGTATGGCACCACAATGCACACCGAATCCATTGAACTGCGTAATGGTACGCTGGTTACTCGTACCAGCTATGCATCGGGCCAGATTAAAGACCAGCACAAGTATCTGAAATCGATCAATCTTTAAAATATTTATTAGGTACAGATTAACCACCGGCCGGCCCGTTTCAACGGCCGCCGGTTTTTAAAACACCCTACGCTATGCAGATTACCGATATACAACTACTTGACGGCGTACCATTTGAGGACTACCTTAAAATGCCCGGTATTAGCTACAGCAGCGTTAAAGCTGCTACCCGGGGCAGGGTAGACCCAACCGATAAAATGCGGTTTGGTAGCCTTGTGGATACGTACCTGTTCGAGCCGGCCAAGTATAACGGCGAGCAATACGAACTTGTGCGCCCGGTAGCACAGGCGGCAGTGCAGCAATTGGGGCAGGCCCTACGCCATGCGCGCCGGCAACTGGTGGTAAGCTGCACGATGATATGCGAGGGGTTGTACCTTAAATATAAGGGCAGGGTAGATATGACAATATGTAGCCAGCACCCGGTTGTACTTGATTTTAAGGTAAGCGATATGCCGCTGCTGGCAGCTATAAAGCACTTCGGCTACAATCATCAGGTAAATGGCTACGCCATACCGTTGCAGGCTAAAACGAGCATTATATTCAGCATTTCACCAAAGCCACCATATAAACCGCAAATGATGCCAATACCTAACAGTTTGATATATTGGCGGCAGGTGGTAAAACAATACGGCAAACCATGTTAACAGAGAAACAACAAGAATTCAGGGTAGCAGTACTCAGCGGCGAAAGCGTTTACCTTACTGGTAAGGCAGGTACTGGCAAGAGTTTTATAGTAAACGAGATTATAAAAGAACTTACCCAATTGGGGCGCAATGTTGTGGCGATAGCGCCCACAGGCATAGCCGCCAATAACATCAACGGGCAGACCATTCATAGTATGTTCAAACTTAGCCCGTATGGTGTGCTGGACTTTGAGGCATGCCATTACGTCAAGATGAACACGCGCATGGTGCTGGGCAAAATAGATGTGTGTATTATAGATGAGGTGAGTATGCTGCGCCCGGATGTACTGGATGCCATGCACTATACATTAATTAAAAACGGTTTGGCCGGGCTGGATAAACGCCAATTAGTTTTTGTTGGCGATCTCAAACAGTTGCCACCTATATACGACGACAACACAAAATCCGTGCTGTATCAAACTTATACCGGCGATACCTTTCTATTTGCCAAAATCCTTAAAAAAATCAACCTGCGCCATATTGAACTCGATGAAATAATGCGCCAAAGCGACCCCGATTTCATTGCAGCCCTTAACATCGTGCGCGAGGGCGGTAAGGCCGAGTATTTTAAGCAGTTTGTAACCAAAGAGGCAGCGGGCATAATACTTGCACCACACAATAATACTGTGGCAGAGTATAATACTGCTGGGTTAAAAGCGCAGCCGGGCGAGGAGTTTGTGTTTGAGGCAGAAATAGAAGGCAAGATGAAAATAGAGGACTTGCCCTTCGAGAAAACCGTGCGGGTTAAAGATGGTTGTAAGATAATGTACCTTATTAATAGCCGGGATGCGCCGCTGCGTAATGGCACCATAGGTGTATTTAGGCACCGGGATGGGAACCACTTTATACAGGTTAATGGCGTTGAGTGGCCGTTGGGACCTGCGGAGGTTACTAAAAAGCAATACGTTTACGATAGTAAACTGGATAAACTGGTGTTGGAGGAGATTGGTAAGGTGGTACAATACCCTATTAAGCTGGCATACGCCTTAACAATACACAAGGCGCAGGGCCTTACATTTGACGAGGTTACGGTTGATTTACGCCGCCCAACCTTTCAGCGTGGGCAGACATATGTAGCATTAAGCCGCGCACGGAGCCCGAAGGGCCTGCGCATAATAATATAACACATGGTTTACCTTATCCCCCTTGAACAGCCATATAAGCACGCCCAGCACTACATTGGTTTCGTGGACGGAGATGAGAAGGCGCTGGAGCGGCTGGCTAAATATCAGGCCGGTTGTGGCAGCAAATTTTTACGGGCTGTTAATGTTGCTGGCATTGGGTATTTTATTGCGCACGTTTGGCCCGGGTACACAAGGACACAGGAGCGGGAGTTAAAGAGACAAAAGAATTCGCGCCGTTTCTGCCCTATTTGTAACAAAAAACACTAAATTGTTCACCCATTTCATAACAAACTATCACTAAAATCAAACAGACATGACACACACGGATGTAGTAACTACCGATTATTTCAGCGCCGTACTTAATGGCGATATTACCAGCGAGATCAGAAAAGTGCGTACGCCGGTTGTAACGGGCGACCGCCTTATTTTGCAGGAACGCGATGATAAAAAAGCGTTTACCGGCAAGGAACTGGAGCTTACAATTACCAGCGCCCAGCACAAGGTAAAGGGCCTAAACCCGGGCTTTGCATTGGTGCATTTCAAGGTAAAAGGCGATAAGGAGCATGCAGTTACCACAACTGTTATCCCTGCTGATGCGCAGATTAATGCAGGCGTTGACCGCGCCAATGTAATAGACAGCGCGCCTCCTGCCGACCTTGATTTGGCCGACCTTTCACCCATAACCGAAGAAACAAAAGAGGAGGTAAAATAATGATACTTAACGCAAGTATTGACGTAACCACGCTGGTAGAACAGCTAAAGAAGGGGCACACCAGTTGCTCCCGTAGCGACAAAAACCAGCATTATTATGCCAACGTAACCATATGGGTAGACCCGGAGAAAGACCCGGACTGGAAGCAGGTAAGCGTACAGCTTAACAGCAGCAAGGATGGCAGAGAGAAGGATAAGGCAATGAACGGCGGAAAGGATGTGTACATAGGTAATGGCAGGGTGCAAAAAAGTAAGAATGAACCTGCGAAGGCCGGTGAGTTTGATTTGCCCGGGGCTGCACCCAATGACGCCGCTGCTGGTGGTACGTTTACACCGCCACAGGCAAACGACGATCTACCATTCTAAAAACAAATATGCCGGGTAGCAAACCCGTTACCCGGCATATAAATTACCAAGACAATGGCTACTGAATTAACCCCCGTTGAAAAACATGGCGCTTACTGGTTTAAGCGCGACGATCTCTTCGAAATAGCCGGCGTAAGGGGTGGCAAGGTGCGCACCTGCTACGCACTGGCAAAGGATGCCAAAGTTGGTTTAACTACCGCAGGCAGCCGTAGCAGCCCACAGGTTAATATTGTGGCAAACATAGCAAAGCATTTAGGGCTGCCATGTGTTGCACATACACCAACGGGGGCGCTTAACAAAGAACTTGAATTGGCACGCGAGGCTGGGTGCTTTATAATACAGCACAAGGCTGGGTATAACAATGTAATTACCAGCCGCAGCAAAGAGTATGCTTTCCAGACCGGATATACAGATATACCGTTTGGAATGGAGCACGACTTTGCAGTGGTAGAAACTATGGCGCAGGTGCGGAATGTACCCCGGGAGGTAAAGCGGATAGTTATGCCAGTGGGCGGCGGTATGAGTTTGGCCGGTGTGCTGCATGGTGTTAAATTGTTTCGCCCCAACCTTCACGTAATTGGCGTTATGGTTGGCGCAGACCCGCGTAAGCGTTTAACACGATGGGCACCAATGGGCTGGCAATTTATGTGTACCTTAGTAGCGCCACGGGAAGCCTACGATGATTATGTACCTACATACTTAGATATACCTTTTACGCTTGACCCGGTTTATGAGGCAAAATGCCAAGAGTTTTTGCAAGCAGGCGACCTTATGTGGTGCGTTGGTATTAGACAATCCTACTTAAAACCCTGATTATTATATGACTGATTTGTTTGGCGAGGAGATTAGCAGCGACCCGCTACTCCGTGATAAATTCATAGAACCCCCGTTTTCTGTGCTGGACGCCCGTTCAGGTAGCTGGGTAAAAAGAAAAAAAGCATGGAAGGCTAAAGGAATAAAAAGCGAAGAAAGCAGGGAGGAGGTTAAAACATATGGTTCATCTTTTTTCAGCGAAAAGTATGGCAGGACGGCAGAGGAAGCAATGTCCGAGGTATCAATCTTCGACCCAGCGCTGTGCGAGTTGCTGTACCGTTGGTACTGCCCCGAGGGCGGCCAGATTATTGACCCCTTTGCTGGAGGCAGCGTTCGTGGTTTGGTTGCTAATTATCTGGGGTATAGATACACGGGAATAGACATCCGCGAAGAACAGGTATTAAGCAACCGGCGGCAGGCGCAGGAGATATTGCCGGCAGATAAGCCGCAGCCGGAGTGGCATGTGGGGGATAGTAACGTATTCCTTGACTGCCTTGCTGCACTGGGCTGCGAGTATGATGTTGTATTTAGCTGCCCGCCTTACGCTGATTTGGAGGTGTACAGTGATTTGCCCGGTGATATTAGCAATATGGACTACCGGGAGTTTATGGCAGCCTACCGCAGCATAATACAGAAATGCGTATATCTACTTAAGCCGGGCGGCTTTGCCATTTTTGTGGTTGGGGATATGCGTGACGAGAAAGGATATTACAGGGATTTTGTAAGCCATACAAAGCAGGCGTTTATAGATGCAGGTACAAAGTTGTATAATGAGGCCATACTGCTGCAACCCATTGGCACTGCGCAGTTGCGTGTTAACAACACTTTTCTGCGCGGTAATAAGAAACTTGTAAAAATCCACGAAAACGTATTAATCTTTATAAAACCATGACAGACACACAAATAATTTGCATCCTGCTGGCCGTTATACTGGCCCTTATTGGCGTAATAGTTATTATGCACGCCAAAATGCAGCACCGGCCAGTTAAAAGCATTATCCGGGTAACCGGGCAAATTACCCCGGTTGAGTTAAAATTCGAACACGAATTCGACCCAATGGAGGCCGAGTGGCGCAACCTACACCCGGATGAAGCCGATTGGCAGCGTAGGCGCGAGATAGCCACCAGCTTTAGCAATCATATTTTTGCCGAATTGATGCGTAAGGACACCGAACTAATGGAACTGATATCTACCCAGCCGCCATACTCCCGATACCCGGTGCGAATTACTGCAAAAATGTATCTATTACCAATTAAAAAACTTTAGCATGGATATTAGCAAAGGCAATTATCCTTCCTGTATATGCGAAGACCGTAAACCTTATTGCGATTTGCAATGCAAAACATGGCAAAAGATGAACCATCTAAAGCCTGCTGCATATGATCAGGTAAACCACCCGGAACATTATGGCGGCAGCTTATATACGTACGAGGCCATAAAAGTTATAGAGGCGTGGCGGCTGGACTTTTGTTTGGGTAATGCCATAAAATACATTAGCCGGGCTGGCAAAAAAGACCCAAAAAAAGAGATAGAGGATTTAGAGAAAGCAGCGTGGTATCTTAACAGACGTATACAACAATTAAAAGGCGTCCAATGATAACGCTGGAACCATATCAGGAATCAGGCGTTTATCGGGTTGGGCAAAAACTCGCCAGCGGCCAAAAGAATGTAATATTCCAACTGGCTACTGGTGGCGGCAAAACGGTGGTATTTAGCGCCATATGCCAGCGGTACACCGTTAAGGCAAAAAAGAGTGTGCTAATACTGGTTCACCGGAAGGAGTTGCTGCTGCAAACCCGGCGCACGCTATATAACGGTTTTGGTATAGTAAGCCAGCCGATTATTGCAGGCATGCGTACGGTGCCGGATGCGCCGGTATACGTGGGCATGGTGGAGAGCGTTAACCGGCGTATCGACCGCATAATGGATAAGGTAGGTTTAGTGATAATAGATGAGTGCCATATTGCAAACTTTAACAAAATACATAAACACTTCCCGACTGCCTTTGTGGTTGGGTTTACAGCCACGCCACTGGCTGCCAGTAAAAAAGACCCGCTCAAAAACTACTATCAGGACATAGTATGCGGGGTGGATATACCGGAGCTGATAAATCTAAACAAAACCAAGCCAGAGCGCGGGCTGTGCCAAAACGTAACCTTTAACCCGAAGGATACGGTAGACCGGGGCGAACTTAAGATAAAGAACGGTGAATTCGACGAGGGCCTAATGGCCTTGAGTTTCAGCAAACCAAAGCACATACAGAATACCGTTACGGCATACGAAAAGTACGCACCGGGCACCAAAGCCATTATCTTTAACTGCAATATCGATCACTCGTTAAAGGTAACCGCTGCCTTCCGTGAAAAGGGATATGATTGCCGGCATGTAGATGGCACAACGCCGCAGGCAGAGCGCGATGCTATCTTCCAGTGGTTTAAGCACACCCCCGGGGCAATATTGTGTAACGTGGGTATTGCTACCACCGGGTTTGATGAACCAACGATAGAGGCAGTTATAATAAACCGCAGCACCATGTCGCTGCCCCTATGGCTGCAAATGTGTGGCCGTGGCGGCAGGCCAACACTGGCAAAGAATGCGTTTTTCATAATAGACATGGGCGGCAATGCGCTGGTGCATGGTGATTGGTGCGATCCCCGGGACTGGGAAAACATATTCTTCAATCCCCCACGGCCCGGCGATAACAAGGGTAATGCCCCGGTAAAAGATTGCCCGCAATGCGATGCAATTGTGGCAGCGCAGGTACGGGTATGCCCCCACTGTGGATACGAATTCCCCCGTAAACCAGAGGATGCAGAAAAGGAACTGGCCGAATTTGTGGTAATAACCAAAGGCATTGACGTTAAGGCTGTAATAGCCAATAACAAACACCGGAAGGAGTATTACCCGTTTTTTCAAATTGGCGACACACTGGCAAAAAATGCAAAACAGGTGGTGCCAAAGATGACAGATGAAAACGCTGCATTTATATTGCAGCAGTACCATGTGAAAGCGGCAGAGTGGTGTACGGAGGTTGGTAAAAAGTACAACCAATGGCACCGGGACCGCGCACAGGAACACTTATTCCGTAAACTACGGGAGCATTTCCCGGACTGGCAAAACAATGTAAACCCAAACTGAGATGAATACCGAGAAGCCTGATTTCCTTGAGTATACCATAGGTATGCTTTATAGCGAAGACTTTCGTAGCGTACTACTACTTAAAAAGACACGCCCAAAATGGCAAGCTGGTTACTATAATTTCCCCGGTGGCAAAATAGAACCGGGAGAACCGCCGCGCATTAGCGTAAGCCGCGAGTTCAAGGAAGAAACCGGCTTAAAAATTCCAACCTTTGTCTGGAGCAGCGTTGGCACCATATACAACGGTGATAGCAATTACCGGGTGCTTATATTCGCTGGCATTTACGACGAAAAACAACATGGTGAGGCAAAATCGTTAACCGATGAGTTAGTACAGTGGGTGCCGTGCGCAGCACTGCCGCCGAATATAATTACGAACCTTAACTGGCTGGTGCCGTTGGGTATTAATTATTTACGGCAGGGCAACAATCCCGACAAAATCAATTTTGTTACTATTGACTACATCGATTAATTTAGTTGCCTATGACTTCACCGAACTTGGGTCTGTATCCCAACATCTGGAATATAGACAGCCGATCCGTTATTCCGTTCGATATATTCCTTGAAAACGTAAAAACGGGTACATGGCAAGACCTGATAATCCCTATACGGGCGCAGCGTGACAAAAAAGAGCGTGATAAGTTAAAAGACAAGCTGCCCAGCGTTACCCTTAGCGGTACGTTTGATACAAGGTACGACGATAGGCTGGTGCTGCACAGCGGTTATATTGGCATAGACATTGACGATTTAGGCACACAGGTTAACGCCGTTAAAGAGATGCTAATAAAAGACGAGTTCACTTATGCCGTCTTTGTAAGTTGCAGCGGTTATGGCCTGTGCGTAATTATACGCATTGAGCCGGATAGGCACCGAGATGCGTATTTGGCAATTGCCGATTACTACCTGAAGAAGTATAAGCAGCCGGTAGACCCCACGGGTATAAACGTAAGCCGCCCTCGGTTTGTGTCGTACGACCCCTACCTGCACGTTAACGAAAACGCAAAGCAGTGGAAGAAGTACCTTCCCAAAGAAAAGAAGGCAGCGCCGCCTCCGGTTGTGTTTGTGCAAAATGAGTTCGACGACATCGTACGCCAAATGGTGGAACGTGGCGTAAGCTGCTGCGAGGATTACCGGGATTGGTTGCGTGTATGCTTTGCATTGTGCCATAAGTTTGGCGAATCTGGCCGTCAGTACTTTCATGCCCTTAGCGCCATATCCGCAAAATATACGCCTGACGTTTGCGATAAACAGTATACGGTGGCGCTTAAACATGATAAGGAGTGGCACGGGCAGAAGGCCACACTAAGCACAATCTACTACTACGCGAAGCAAGCCGGTATAAGCATTGCCAGCCCTACAACGAAAAAGGTTATGGGTGTTACTGCCAGCCTAAAGAAAGGCGGGCAGGACATACCCACGATCATGAAGAACCTCGAGCAATTTGCCGGCATTAGCGCAGCAGATAGCGAGCACATTGTTAAACAGGCGTACGACAATGATATACAGCCAGATGATAACGACATTGATGCACTGTTAACGTGGCTGCGCAGTAATTATAACCTTCGCCACAACCTTGTAACGCTGCGGCTGGAAAACAGCGGCAAATCGTTGACAGACCGAGATCTTAACTCCATCTTTTTACAGGCCAAGAAGGTTTTCGATGACTTAAATTTCGATATGTTTAGCCGGTGTATTTTTAGCAATAACATACCGGAGTATAACCCTTTTCTGGACTGGTGGCAGGATAACAAAGACCGTAGCTACAGTGGCGAAATAGACCAGTTTTGGTCCTGCATACACCTACAGGGCGATGCGCAGGATTATGAACGCATGGTATATTTTGGCACAAAGTGGTTAGTAGGCATTGTTAGCAGCATATACGGCAGCCCCTCTCCGCTGGTGCTGGTGCTGGCAGGAGAGCGCCACGGTACGGGCAAAACCCGGGTGTTCCGCAGGCTGCTGCCCGGGGCATGGCGCAGCCCGGCAGATTATTATACGGAAAGTAAATTGGATGGCGGAAAAGACGACGATATACTTATGTGTAATAAGGTGCTTATAATGGACGATGAGTTCGATGGCAAGAACAAGAAAGAGCAAAAGCGATTGAAGGCCCTGACGGATAAAGACACGTTTACCATACGGTTGCCATATGGGCGCAGTAGCCAAGAACTTAAACGGTTGGCCTCGCTGGGCGGAACATGCAACGAGTTGGATATATTGAACGACCCAACGGGTAACCGGCGTATTATCCCGGTGCATGTTGATTACGTAGATTATGCCAAGATGAATACAATAGACCGGGATGCCATGTGGGCTGAACTTTTCCGCATGTACCACGCTGGGTACGAGTGGGAGATATTGGGCAAAGACATTGAAACGCTGGGCGAACGCAATGATAAGTTCATTGACTATTCCCTTGAGTATGACCTTATTAACGAATACTTTGAAGCCGCTAAAGGCCCCGGTATTGGGGTATCAGAGCTTACCGCTGGCAAAATAAAGGAGCAGCTCGATAAATACAGTAACCAGAAAACCAACTTAAACAAAGTAGGGCAGGAACTTAAACGGCTGGGCTACCGGCAGCACATAAAGAAGGTGGAGGGCAAAACCAGCCGGGTATACTACGTACACGAAAAGAAAAACCCAGCGGCCGGCATACAGGCTGCACCACCGCCGGCATTTCCTGATTTAGAACCATTTTAAAACAAAGTTTATGGTATACGTTGACAACATGGAGGCACCCTTTGGTAGGTTAATTATGTGCCATATGGTAGCAGATACCACGGAGGAATTGTTGCAAATGGCAGATACTATTGGCGTGGCGCGAAAATGGATACAGTACCCGGGCACCAGCCATGAGCATTTTGATATTTGCAAAACTAAACGCGCCAAAGCTGTAGCCGCCGGCGCAAAGGAGATAACTATGATGGAGTTGGGGCGCATGCTGGCAAAACGCCCGGGGTGGCCCAAATAGTTACAGGCCGTTACAGAACGGTTACACAAATTAAAAAATAAGTGTAACCGTTGATTTACAGCTCTTTATCTTATTAGTTACACTAGTTACACTAGAGTTTATATACTATATAAAAAAACTGTGCTACATAATTAAATTAATTATCGTGCAGTAAAAAAGCTGAGAAGTTTACAGTATTTTTTTTGGTGTAACTGTAACCGTATAAGACATTAACATTCAATAACAAACAAAAAGTTACACCACTATGGCAAGAAAAACGAGTGCCGAAGAATTGGCAATTTTCCTCCGCTCCCGCTACTGTTATACCTTTATCGTTACCGCCCCTAATGCTGTACCCATTAACGTGGCAGTGCTGGCAGATAACGACGATAGCGCAAAGGAACTGGTAAAGAAAACATACAACAACCCGGGCACAGAGCACGACCTTATAGCACGGGCAGCAACAATTTTAACTATACACCAATGACGCACGATCAGCTACAGGCCAAAGCCTTCCAGTGGGCACACAACACATTCCCAATAATACGGGGCAGCTTGTTCGCGGTACAGAATGAAGTGCCACCACACCCGGGGGAAAGTAAGGTCGGCCACATAAAACGGATAAGCCACTATAAAAGCATTGGTTTGCGTAGTGGTGCGCTGGATTTGTTTTTGGTATGCCCCGGGGCACCATATGGGTTTGATGCTAAAGTTGGTAACGATTCTTTGAGCGATAATCAACTTGATTTCATTGAAATCCTGCGCCGTTGCGGCGGAGACGGGTTTGAGTTTAGGTCATTTGAGCAATTTCAGTTAATATTGTTGCCAATAATAAAGCGACATTATGGGTCTGACGATCAAACAGCAGAAATTTTGCGTCGAGTGGCTGCGGGACGGTAATGGCACCGCTGCTGCCATACGCGCCGGGTGTAAACCATTGGGGGCACACGTAACTGCCAGCAGGTGGATGGCAATGCCAAAAATTCAAGCCGAAATAAATCGCCTGCGCGCCGAGGCGGGAGAGTTTGCTGGGCAGGTACAGTTAAGCCGGGTGCTGGCAGAGTTGAGTAAAATTGCCTTTGCCGACCCGGGTGAACTGTACGGCGAGAACGGGGAACTTAAAAACCCTAAACAGATGACGGCCAACATGCGTGCAGCGCTTATGGGGATAGATATAAGCGAGATAAACGTTGGCGGCGAAACCATTGGCACCATTAAAAAGATCAAGCTAAACGACAAGAACAAGGCGCTTGATATGTTAATGCGTCATTTGGGTGGCTACGAGGTGGATAATAAACAGAAGGCTACCACTGTGCAGCTAATTGTAGATATAGTGGATGATGATGAACCGCTTACCCAGCCAGACCAGCAGGCACAACCCGAAATAGAAGATGATGATGAATTCGTCGACGACTAAACCCCCGGTGCCAAAGGTGCATATTAAGTTCCGGCGGCGCGTATTCACTAAAGTTTTTTTTATACTTAAGGCAGCGTTTCAGAATACTGCCTTACGTTTTATTTTTGTATATGGCGGCAGCTCGGCCAGTAAGACATACAGCGTGGTACAATTGCTGGTTTACAACATGCTGCGTAGTGGCGATGAGACGGCAATGGTTCTGCGAAAGTACAGCGTAGACATCGAGGATAGCATATACAGCGACTTCAGGGAAGTCATTACAAAGTGGAAGCTAACAGACCGTTTTAAGCTGCAAAAGCATTACATAGAGTGCAAGGACACAGGCGCGTACATACGCTTCCGTGGGCTGGACGACTCGGAAAAGATTAAAGGTATCAGCGGTTTTAAGCGCATAATACTGGAGGAAATAAGCCAGTTCGATGAAACTGATCTTAAGCAGATACGTAAGCGCTTGCGTGGTAAACCCGGGCAGCAGATTATTGGCATATTTAACCCAATCAGCGAAGACCATTGGATTAAGGTTAAGCTATTTGATAAATCCAACCTACGGCCAGTAGATACCAGCGCTGCCATGTGGGTAGATAGTAAGGGCCGGCTTATAGACTTAACCGTGGCAGGGTTGCAGGTAAACGATACCGGCAACATGCTGGTTATTAAAACCAATTACCTCGACAACCCATTCATCGTAGGGCCACACTTCAAAGATCAGGCAACCATAGATGATTTCGAATGGGATCGTATAAACGACCCGGAATACTATGATGTATATGGGCTGGGGAATTGGGGCAAAATACGCACAGGCGGCGAGTTTTGGAAGGATTTTAAGCGTGCCACCTGCACTACAGACCTGTACTGGTGCGAGCAGCAGCCAATATTCTTATCGTGGGACGAAAACGTTAACCCATACCTTACCTGCCTTGTATGGCAGCTATACAGCGCGCCACGCATGCAGCTAATAGCAGAGCGGTTGCGGCCAGATGAGCATTGGGTGCTAACTAAAAACTATTTAGCTGTGCAGATAGATGAGATCTGCTTAGAAGACCCGCGTAACCGGGTGCGGGATGTATGCAGCGAGTTTATAAAGCGCTACCCGGTGCATAAGGTAGGCGGTTTGTTTGTGTGCGGTGACAGAACCAGCTTAAAAGAGGATACAAAGCTAGAGAAGGGAGAAAACTTTTACACCAAGATTGCGGAGTATTTGGCGGCATACAACCCACGCATGAGGCTGCAAAGCAAGAACCCCAGCGTAGTGCAATCGGCTGGCTTTATTAACGAGTCCTATGCCCGGCGCACAAACGTTGCCATACTTATAAACCGAAGGTGCGAAAAGAGCATAAGCGACTACCAATACGCGCCAGAGGATAGTGATGGAACGCTTAAGAAGTTGAAGGTTAAAAACCCGGTTACTGGCATAACCTACGAGAAGTACGGGCACCCGAGCGATGCAAAGCGGTATGTTATTACTACCAACCTGCATGATGAGTACATGCTGTACTTGCGCGGTGGCAAGGTTACTAAACCAATCGTAGGTAAAAACGTGCATAAGCATAGCCATTAATTGTACTGCGCTATGCCCGGATGAAGTTCGAATACCCTGCGCATGTTTAAAACCATGTACTTAGGGCCGAGAATGGCAAGTACCCGAGGATATTCGTTTATGGAGTAATATGGGAAGTACTTAGGCATAAATATATCGTTCGTATAATCCCTTAATATTGCCACCTTATTGCCGCCATACATTTTAAGGGATGCGTATATAAGAACTGGCTTAAAATCATTGATGTTAAAGTTTATCATAGCATTGTTTTACTATGTAAATGTAATACGTTTCGTATTACGCGCAAAATATTTTTAGATATTTTTTTATAAACCGCTACTTTTACCTAAACTGATTTGTAACGATGGGATATCTTACTCCAGCCGATTATAAAGTCTCCATACAAGCCGACAACTTGAACCAAGTTATAGGCAGCGACCCAACAATACTGCAAACCGCAGAGCAGAGGGCGGTAGAAAAGGCCAGTACGCTGCTGGTGCAGAAGTATGTTATTAACCGGGAGTTTGCGCCTACAAACAAGTGGGATAAGACTAAAACGTATAACGCATTTACCCGGGTGTACATTGATGCAGATGCATGGGTAAGCGCTACGAGCTACGCACTTGGCATTTACGTAACCTATACGCCTGCTGGTGCCAAAACGCCTAACGTATACAAATCCATTGTTAACAATACCACGACCGGCACCTTCACGCCGGCCGAATGGCAATTAATAGGCTACCAGTATGCAATATACTCAGCACCAGCGCCACAGGCGGAGTTCGACTACAAAGCCATGTACAAAGTTGGTGATAAAGTATTTTGGAACAACAAAGTCTACACCTGCAACATTGCATCTATTAATATATCGCAGGAATTTGCCATACAATACTACACATACGCGCAGGTGCCCTTCGGGAATATTTTTCCCGATGATCCTATAAACGGCATGCAGTATTGGGGTGCTGGTGTTACCTATACTGTGCCGCCTACCACGGATATAACCGATACAACTTACTGGAATGCCGGCGATAACCGTAGCCAATTGGTTGTATGGGCTGTAGTATCTTTTACCCTATACTATGTACACAGCCGCATAGCGCCGCGTAATATACCGGAGCTGCGCGTTAAGGATTATGATGATGCCATAGTAATGCTGCGCAAAGACTTTGCGGGCGGCGAGGCTACTGCCATAAACTTGGTGCCAATACAGCCGCGTACTGGTGGCCGGGTACGCTATGGCGGTAATGTTAAAAATAACAACACATACTAAAAGATAATATGAAAACCGGGTTATCAGCAATACGTTCCTACTTCTTTGCAACTCAATCTGACATCAAATCAGTTGCAACCGACCGAAATCCGGATGGGAAGGTAAGTTTAGCCACCGGGCAGGATAAATCGACCGATGGCATTAAACGCAATCTGAGTAATTACCTTACGCCCGTTCAGCTTGACCGCATAAAGGTGGATATAGGTGAATGGCGCAGAGCAATTACCGAGGCCGAGTTTGCATACTACCCGCACCGGGTACGTATGCAGCGCATGTATATTGATACAATACTTAACGGCCATGTGTACAGTGTGATGGAAAGAAGGAAGGACTTAACCCTGCTGCGCGGTTTCGAGATAGGTAAAAAACAGGGAAGTAAATGGGTGCCCAGCGAAGACCTTACCGCTGAATTCGAGGAGTACGCATGGTTTATGGATGCCATAGAGTACGCCCTTGATGCCATATTCTTCGGCTACAGCCTTATAAGTTTGGGCGATGTAGAGGGCGGCCAGTTAAAGGATGTGGAGCTGGTGCGCAGGTGGAACGTTAGCCCGGACAGGGAATTAGTGAGCACCCTGATATACTCGCTTACCGGCAAACGCTGGGACGACCCGGATACAAAGCCGTGGCATATTTACGTTAAAACTAAATCAGAGAACGGCACCAGCAAATGCGGCTACGGGCTGTTTTATAAAATAGCGCTATATGAGATTTTCCTACGCAATGTATTGGGCTATAATGGTGATTTCGTTGAACTTTACTCGCAGCCGTACCGTGTTGGTAAGACAACTAAAACAACCGAATCGGAACGCGCCGAGCTCGAGGCAGCAGTGCGTAACATGGGGTCTTCGGGGTATGCGATTATTGATCCACTGGACGAAATTGAGTTCTTGGAAACTGCCCTCGGGGGTACAGGATGGCAAGGTTATGACAACCTTGAGCAACGATGCCAGAAAACAGTTTCTAAAATTGTACTCGGACACGCGGATGCAATGGACAGCGTTCCGGGGAAATTAGGTGCCGGCAGCGGCGAGGACAACCCAACGGCGCAGGCCCTACGGGATAAGCAAAGCAAGGACGGCCGATTTATTACGCCCATAGTTAACAAGGAGATACTGCCCCGGGTGCGTGATTTAGGTATAAGCCGCATACCAGAGGGCTACAGCTACCGGCTTAAGAATGACGATGAAATGGAGGAGTTCCGCAGGCGGCAAGACGAAAGCAATCAGGCCACTGCGCAGATTGCATTAACAATGAAGAACGCCGGGCTAAAGATGGATGCCGCATACTTTGAAGAACGTACAGGCATACCAACCACGGACGCGCCGGAACCAACTATGCCGGAACCGGGTAACCCAGCCAAGTTAAAAAATGCTATGGAGGGCCTATATGGCGTCAAATAACGATTTAATTATGGGTGTTTTCCGTGGTAAATACACCACCAAAAAACTACCCGTTACATACTACCGTGGCGTAAGCGCTGATCTTATGGCTGCGGTAGATAAAGGCATTGGAGCAGATAAGGCATTTGCCGATCTGGCCGAGTCGCTTAAGCTAAATGCACAGGCATTTGCTGGTGCAAAGACTTATAACCTTGTTCGAGATTTGCAAACCGCTGCACAGGGTGTAAAGAATTTCAAGGACTTCGAACCCATTGGCAACGCCATCTATAATAAGTACGAGGGTTGGGCTGATGCGGAGGATAATACGGCTGTGCAGCAGACATTGCAGGCAAAGCAGTGGCAAATAATAACAGAGGATAGTGACCTGTTCCCGCTGCTGAAATACAGCACCATTGGCGATGCCTGCCAGATATGCCGGCCGCTGGATGGTATTGTAGCGCCGGTTAACAGCCCAATATGGCGCAAGATATACCCGTGCAACCACTACAACTGCTACTGCATTGTAACGCAGGAGACGCAGGGCAGCGCCGAGTTAACAGAGAAGGGCAGGCTTATGCAGGTGGTAGGAGACAGCGAGAAACTAATGTCCCCGGTATTCCTTACAAATGCCGGCATAACTAAGCAATTGTTTAATAAAGATCACCCATATTTTGACGTACCAAAGGGAGATCGTAAGTTTGCCAAAGAGAATTTCGGATTACCTATAAAATAACCATGTGCCGAATAAGTTTAAATTTGACCTGATTGCAAAACAGTTTAAAAGCAACAACCTGCTGGCAATGCGCGAGCTGGCTATGGCTAACAAAAAATATTTTCTGCAATCGTTCAAATCTGAGTCATGGGATGGAAAGAAGTGGCCCGAGGTAAACCGGCGCATAAAGGGTACAAAGGAGTATGAGTACCCAAAGAATAAGGGCCTGCGCAGGCGCACACGCACCATATTGGTAGGCAAAGGCACATTGCGCCGGGCTGTAAACGCATCACTCGAACTTATAACACCAAGTAAAGTAACGTTCCGCGTACGCCTGCCATACGCTGCTATACATAACGAGGGCCTTAAGATGCGCAATGGTGCGCCAATGCCCCGGCGGCAGTACATGGGCGAAAGCAACGCAATGCGTGCAAAGAACATAGAAATCATCAAAAAATATGCCGACAGATCATTCAAATTATAACCGCACGTTTAACGTTGCGATAGATTTAGTAGCGCAGGCAGTAGGCTGGGCGCAGAAATACTCCTGTAAACCATTAGCGGCAGTACGCCTTAAGCCAACCGCTTTTATGTCCTTTGTTAAGGGCGTCGAGGTAATGCGCAATCAGGAAGTAACGCCGGAGGAGCAGGAAAACTTAACCTTTGAGGGCGTAAAAGTATTGAAAGGCGGCCGGGGCCAGATAGATACAATGGTTCTGGAATACGTAGAAAACGTTCATAACATACTGGCAGCACATGGCAGGAATTAAACAACCTATACAAGATGTACTCGCGCAGTTAAAAACCATAACCGACCTGCAAACGGTGCGCGTGTTCAATAATCAGATAACGATGGAGATTGAGGGCAAATACCCCAATTACGCCAAACCAGCCGCATTCGTGGAGGTGCTGAACGATGTAGAGTGGGGGCAACTGGAGGGCGGCGTAAGCGCAGCAGATTTGGCCTTCCGCGTGCATTTGGTGCATGAATTCTACGACGATCAGGCCGGCAACTTTGAACAGGATTTGTTAATATTTGATTTGCGGGATAAGGTTATAGCTGCGCTGATGCTGTTTGAACCCACTGCATGCAGCGCTATGATGAAGTTGCAGGAGCAGCAAAGTTTCGATCATGATAATATCTACGAGTACACAATAGATTTTATCAGTCACTTTATAGATGATAAAGGAGCAAAGCAGTATATTAGCACGACGAACCCTACGCCGGTTATAAATGCAACGTTTGGCGATCCAAAAAATTACATCATACCGCAACCTTAATACATGGCGCGCAGCATAGCAACGATACAGAAACAGATAACGGACGCAGTGGCCGCAGACCCGGTGCTGAGTACCAAACTTACAAGCACCAGCAAGCGAGCTATATGGCGCTTATGGACGTTTATTACTGCTGTAGCCGTTAACTTGCTGGAGCAGGCAATTGATGTAATGACGGCCATCATAGAAGGGCTGGTAGCAATTGCGGCACCGGGTACGCCGACATGGATTCAGGCACAGGTATTTAACTTTCAGTATAGCGCCACCACGCCACAGGTTGCCCAGCTTATAAATTTTGCCGTAGTATACCCAATAGTAGACCCAACACTGCGTATAATTACGCGGTGCAGCGTTACCACGGATGTTAACAATATTGTAACCATTAAAGTGGCTAAAGGTGACCCGCCGCAGGCCCTGAGTGGCCCGGAATTGGCAGCCCTGCAAAGTTATATCAACGTGGCTGCCGTAGCTGGTGTATCTTATAACTGTGTCTCATTGGATGCAGACCGGCTTTATGTGCAGGCCGATATATACTATGTGGGTTTATACAGTAGCGTTATACAGGCAGATGTGATTGCGGCTATTAATGCCTACATTTCCGGCATACCGTTTAATGGGCGTATCAAGGTAAGCGATTTGGAGCTGGCTATGAAAGCGGTAGCCGGCGTAGAGGACGTGGTTTTTCATAACGTTGTTGCGCGTGCAGCAGCTACGCCATACGGTAGCGGTACGGCATTGGTTACAGGCAACACATTAGCGAGCAGGTACTGGCCTACGCTGGCCGGTTACGCGATAAGCGAGGATACGGTAGGCGCAACACTGGCTGATAGCTTGACATTCATACCACAGTAATGACCATAGACGAAATCTCTAAATGGATGGCCCAGCAGATGCAAAAGACACGGCAGCAGCCGAAGTATTGCATGAGTTGGGAGACATACCAGCAATTTAAAACCATAATAACGCATGAACAAACTAACACCGGCCAGCTTGGAAGCACTGGCAAAGGCATACGAGGGGGAAGCGGGCACACTGAACAGGGCGCTCGATAAATATTCGCAGCCAATGCGCCCGGGGCCTGATTTGGCAGAAAACCATGCAACGGCTGGGCAGATAATGCGCGGCCGGCAAGTAAACAAAAGCAGCAAGGGTAAGTACCCGAGCAATTTAACGCCACCAAAAAAAAGGCGTAAGAAATGAGCATATACGACATCAACTATACCAACGTCGGAAATCAATTACTGCCGCCCGATAAACGGGGAACGTACATGCGTTCATGGGTAGCAGCTCTCTTCAAGCCTTTGCAATACCTGCGTGACCTATGGCTGGGTGACTACCGGGCCGGCAGTACTGCGGCACCGTTTTTAATCAGTACCACGTACAACTCGGGTGACCGGGTATTGTATAAGGCATCTGTATATGAAAGTATAGTTGATGGCAATTTAGGCCATACACCGCCAAATGATGCGTATTGGGTACGGGTGCAGGATAATTTCATCGGCGTATTCGAGCGCGTGTTATATAACGGCAATGTGTTAATTTTGACGTATGCGCTTAATAAGTATTTTGGCACCGTTTTCAGGCAGCCGCCTAACGTGAGCGATATTTACTTACAGGCCAATGCAAAGCCGGCAAAACCTTTTATAGTTGGGTGGACGGAGGCGCAAAGCAGTACGGTATATGCCAATAATAGCACGGAGGTTGTTATAAATGCCTATACCTTTAGCGATTATTTCAATCTAACTATATGGATTCCGCTGGCAGTGTACAACGCACTGGATACTGTGGCGGCTAACAGGGAGAAGATAGTTCGCAATTTTGCAGACCGGTATATAGTTGCCGGCATAATTTATCAAGTTCAAACCTACTAATACAGATGCGTACATTAGACGTCTCAGCAGTAAGTAACGCCGTGGGCATGCCGCTTAAATCTGGCAGCCTTATCCATATCCAGAACGCTTACACGGAAGCAATTGCGGAAGCTATAAAGGGATGGATAGGCAGTGGCTACAACCCGGCGGTAGTTTACATATTGCAGGGCATGGTAAACAGCGGCAGCGGTTCAAATTTTGCCATTAGCGCCGGTAGTTGTTTTTATAACGGCGAGGTGTTTCTATTTGATGGCGCAACGTTTACCGCTGGTGCCACGCAAACCGCAGTACTTACCATTGGCACCACGTTTTTCAGCGGCACTAATGCAGACGGCGTTCAGTTTACCGATGGAATTACACGCAACATACACCAGATACGCAAAGTGGTGTGCAATGCGGCGCTGGGGGGTAGCGGTATATCAAATTACAATGATTGCCAGCGTGTTAATACCAATATACCACAGGTAAACCTCATCAACGGTACAAATATCAGCATTACCGGCACCTATCCCAACCTAACTATCACTAATACGCAGGCCAGCGTTAATAAAGTGGTAAAAAGCGGATACATATATATAGGTGACCTTAACACTACGCCGGCAGACCCTAACTGTATACTGCTGGCAGGTAGTACCAATGGTTTATCGGCATACCGATACAACTTCCCGGCCGCGCTGCCGGATGCCAACTGGCTGCCTTATGGCACCATAGGTAACAGCGGGCACAGCGATTGGGGCGGATTCAATGATAACTTTATGTGTACGTTGCAGATAGGAGCGTACGACAATGCCGGTTTTTACTTTGCAATAAGCACTACAGCGGCAGGGAATACACAATTTTTGGCAATAAAATACCTTTTAATAGCACCCTAATGGCGAAGGAAACAGTAGGAAAATACTCTTATGATAACAGAATAAAGGTTACCGTACCGCCCGCGATAAAAGAGAAAGTAATATCGCAGGCGGATGCAACCGGGGCCAGCCAGTCGAGTATTGTGGCGGAGGCCCTTAAAGAATACTACCAGCGGCGGCAGCAGCCGGCAACTCAGTCTAAGCATTCTTATTAGCCAATGCAATTGCAGCCTCCAATGCGGCCACTCGCTTTAAGTTACCTGCCTCTGTCTCGGGCCATGAGTACTCTCCATTAAGCTGCTCATAAAATTCGGGGAAATTTAATTCACAAAATTCGTTAGCATACCCCTCAAACGCCGGGTATCGAATTAATTCAGGATACATATCCCTGCATAGACATTTTAATACATTACAAACGTAGGGGCCTTCGGAACGTGTCTTAAAACACTGTAGCGCCTCCATGTAAAAGTCTACGCGCTGTTTGGCGGTAAGTTTTAAATCGTAAGCCATTATATTATTGTTTGGTTTTAACAGTTAAATAAGGCCCGGGGCGATACCGGGCCTTCTATTTGGTTCTTGTGATGATCTGATCGAACCGTCCCTTTTAGATTATGATAAGTTTACGTCCACGTAACGCAATGCACTGTTACATATGCATTCTATGCGCGTTATATAATTCTGAAGTACTGCTCTGGTGCCGAATTCTGTTTCGTATTCTTTTTTATACGAGCCAGTAAGCTGTTCCGGTATTGCACAGCCCTCCATCCTTAGTATGCGCTGCATATTATTATCGCAAACTTGTATCTCGGCTTCTATTTTGGCAATTTGTTCGGCTATTGTCATTTTGGTGTGTTTGTATAGCAAATGTAATACGCAGCGTAATACAATGCAAATATTTCTGCCCCAAATTTTTAAAATAATTACAAACCATTGGTAATGTTGCTATATGTATACAGTCGATGCAACCGCAGAGGAACCAATAATGATGATAGACCGGCACATCGGGTACGATGAGCAAGACGGCTACGGCATAGATGGCCCTGCGTTTGCCCGTGAGCTTTTAGCGCTGGATACAATGGGCAAGAGCAGAATCCAAATATGGATTAATAGCCCCGGCGGCAAGGTTATGGATGGCTTTGATATATACAACGCCATACTGCGTACTAAAACAAAGGTAGACACCTACTGCATGGGCATTGCTGCCAGCATATCCGCTGTATTATTTCAGGCTGGCCGCAATCGCATAATGGCCGACTATGGCGTGCTTATGTATCACAACCCATTTGGAGATGCCAGCGGCGAAGCCATTGATGCTATGAAGAGCGCATTGTGTACTATGGTTGCCAGCCGGTGCGGCATGAGCGAGGAACAAGTTAGCGCCATAATGAACCGCACAACTTACCTGCTGGCAGAGGATGCTAAACGCATGGGTTTGTGCGATAGCATACAAGGCAGCAGCGAATACAATAAAAAGCGCATGACAGCCGACATTTCAAACGATGCGAAATCGGTCTGGAAGGAGGCATCACTTATACTTAACAACATCTTTAAAACCGAGCACAATATGCCCGAAGTTTCATTAACCAGAATATGCAACCGGCTTAAGCTGGTGCCACAGGCAAACGAGGACGCAGTACTCGAAGCCATTAACGCGATTGAAAATCGCAACCGCGAGCTGGAAAGCACGTTGACAGCACAGCGCAACCAAATCACGGCACTTGAAACGGAAAAAACTAATTTAACCACTACGGTTAATACGTTGAAAACCGAAAAAGAAGCTGCTGAAAAGGCTGCTAAAAAAGTAAACGCCGAGGCGCTGGTAAAGGCTGCTGTAAACCTTAAAACCATTAAAAACGATGCCGAGACTATTGCAAAATGGACTGACAGGGCTATCGCTGATTACGATGGTACAAAGGATTTACTGGAATCTATACCCGTTAACCAAGTAAGCAACCGCATTAAAGTTGGCGAACAGGGCAACAAAGGCGGCGCGCAGGTAAGCGAGTTGGATAATGCAGTAGCCCTTGAAATGGCCCGCATTCAAAACCGCCTTAACGGCCGCACTGAAGTAAAATAATTAGTAAAAATTTTTAAACCACTTGGTTTATGCCTGAAGCACTCGTAATATCTGACACATCATACGCCGGTACGGTGGCGTCTTATATGATTACCCGCGCCGTAGTAGGTGCGGATACCGTACAAAAGGGATGCGCCTATGTTAAGGACGGCATCAAGAAACAGCACACAATTCCACGCATCGAGGTAAGCAACTTCATGCAGCGCCGGGCAGCTACGCCGCAAAGTAAAGGCACTGTAACCGTGGATGGTAAAGTATTGAATCCGCAGGACGCGATGCTTTATTATGAATTTAACCCACGCGATTATGAGCAGCACTGGTATGCTGAACAACTTAGCCCCAGCCTGCTGGCCCGCGAGTTGCCACAGACCGCAGAAGCGTTCATGATGATGCAAACCATGTTGCGCCTGAATGAATTCTTTGAATTTCATACATGGCGTGGCCGTATACAGTACGCACCCGATGGCGCTGCTGTAGACCCCACTACCAAAGGCGCTGATGCCGGCGATAGCATTTACTTTTATTTCGATGGCCTTATCAAGAAGCTGCTCGATGACGCCAATACCATACTGGTAAGTAGCCCGGCTACACTGGTAAGCGGTTTAGCCGGCGCAGGACAGGAGAATATTTACGATGCAATGAACCGCGCCTATAAACTGGTGCCCAAAGCGTTACTCTTTAAATATGGTGTAAGCGGCTTGAAATTCATTGTTGGCTATCCTACTCAGCAGTTGTACGAGGACTTCCTTACTCAAGCGCTGTATAAAAACAACGATACCACTGAAAAAGGTATCAACCGTTTCAAAGGTTATGAAGTTGTGCCCTGTGCAGGTGTGCCCGACAATACAATTGTGGTATGCATTGCCAACCCCGACATCAGCTCAAATCTGTGGATAGGTATTAACAGCGTAACAGACGAGCAGTTGCAAATTGCCCGCCTGCAACCGAACAGTGAAATGTTCTTTGTTAAGGGCCTGTTTAAAATGGATACCCAAACCGGGTTCCCCGATCAGGTTGTACTTTACACAAAGCTGACAGCCTAATTTCAAAACCGCTTTAAAACTTTTTAAATATGTCTACTACCGCACGTTACCCGCTAATCTCGGCACGTAATCAGGATAACACCGGAAGGATACTCACGGTAGAGTATCAGGCACCAGTATACGCAGCCACTATTGCGCTGCAATTAGCAAGTGCCCAAACCATTGTTAAAGTTGCCCAACTTACCGGGGCCTTAACAATTACCGGCGAAACTACGCGCCCGCAGATTGGCGATGAATTATGCCTCCTTTTCAATGCCGATGGCACGAACAGGATCGTAACTTTCGGAACTGGTTTTGCATCGGCAGGTACCTTGACGGTTACAGCAAACAAACAGGCAAGCGCTACGTTTTGCTTTGATGGCACCTCATGGGTTGAAGTTGGCCGCGCCGTAGCAGCCTAATTGTAAACAAACAAACCACGTAAACACATGGCAGAGAATAAGAAGGCGGATAAAGCTGCCGCCGAACAACCAGCAGCAGAGACAGCAGTTAAAACCAAAGTGCAGGAGGCTATAGAAATTATAGCAGAACATGCGCCACACGTTAAAACTGCATGGATTAACGACAACGGCGAATATCACTTTCATAAACGCCCCGGGTTCAAAAAATACATCTTGCAAAAAGAAGATGAACCGGCCGATGAAGTGGAAGAAGCGGTTACCGTTAACGTGCCTGCTGGCAAGCCAAACGACAATCTCGAATTCTAAAAACCCTGTATAGATGGGCCTGAATAACATAACCTTTATCCTCGGGCAGGGTGGCCTCGGCCGCCCGCTCCCCGGGGAAGATTACATAAGCGGACTGGGATTCTTCTGTGCCGATAATAAGTTGCCTTCCGGGTTTACAACAACCAACCGGGTAAAGCAGTTTTTTAGCCCAGCAGATGCCGAGGCCGCTGGTATTAAAGCAGACTATAGCGATGCTACCGCAGCAGCGGGCACCGTATTAGTAACTGCTGCCGGTACAAACGGCGATACCATTGATATAAGTGTTACCACGCCCAGCGGGGCCGTGGATTTAGGCACTTATACAAAAACGGCCACCGAGGCAAACGTTACGGCTGTGGGCGCAGCAATTGCGGCCATTATCAACGCCGGCACCGTTAACCACGGCTTCAGTGCCGTTAATACTACCGGCAGCGTAGCAATTACAGCACCCCAAAAGTACGGTGTATACCTTAACACCGGCACCAAGTTGGTAACAACGTTGAGCGCCGGAGCAACGCTGGCAGTAACTGTAACACAGTTTAGCGGTGGCGCGGCAAGTTTGCAGGCCGTTTGGCATTACCATATCAGCGAATTCTTCCGCATCCAGCCGAAGGGGCAATTGTGGGTAGGTTTCTTTGCTGTACCCGGTTCTTACACATTTACCGCCGAGGTTGGTTCTCTGGTAACCGCAGCCAGTGGTAAAATACGGCAGATTGGCTTCTACAAAGACGGAGCAGCGTTTGCCACAGCAGATATACAGGCACTGCATAGCGCTTTAAACGGGCAATTCGGCCAGCATAAACCGCTGATTGGCGTATATGCGGCGGATATAAGCGGCACCGCAGACATTACGACAATGGCTGACGCCTCCACCCTTGCCAGTAACTTGGTTATGCCGGTTATCGGGCAGGATGGTGGTGCGCTGGGTGCCTTCCTTTATGCCACCTATGGTAAATCTATTACCGATTTAGGTGCAGTGCTGGGCGCTTTAGCCCTTGCCAGTGTGGAGGAGGATATCTCGTGGGTTGCCAAGTTTAACATGAGCGATGGCACTGAATTGGATATACCTGCATTTGCCAATGGCGTGCTGGTATCGAGTTTGGGCCAAAGCACAGAAAACGTACTTAGTGCGCTACAGGACAAGGCGTACAACTTTCTGCGTAAATTTGTTGGGGTTGCCGGCACGTATAACAACGAGAGCCGCATGGCCGTTACAATTACCAGCGATTACGCCTATGCAGAGAACAACCGCACAATACAGAAGGCTGTACGCGGTGTGTACACCAGCCTTATACCTGCACTTGGCGCGCCAATAACCCTGAATTCGGATGGCACACTTACCGATGTATCGATAGAATACTTTAAAACGCTGGCAGAAACAAACCTGTTTCAGATGGAACGGGATGGCGAAATCAGCTCTTTCGAAGTTGACATCGATTCCACGCAAAATGTACTTAGCACCGGGCAACTGGTTATTGCTATAAACATTGTGCCGGTAGGTGTAGCCCGCAACATCATAGTAAAAATCGGCTATAACGTTTCAATCTCTTAATCACAATGGCAGTACTTATAAACGGCGTTAACTGGAGCTGGGGTAGCGTTACCCTTGTTCTTTTCGGGGTGCCGGTGGTTGGTATAACCAAGATCAACTATAAGCGCACACAGAAAAAGGAAAATAACTACGGCTGGGGGCAGGAGCCTATTAGCCGGGGTTATGGTAACCGCGAGTATGAGGGCAGCATTGAACTATATACGGATGAATGGAAACGTATTATAGCCGCCAGCCCCGACCGCGATCCAACTAAAATACCGTGGTTTGATATACCTGTAGTTTTTGGCGGCACAAGGTTGCAGCCGGACCGGGATATATTGCGTGCATGCGAATTCACAGAAGATGCACTAGATGCCAATCAGGGCGATACCAAACTACTGGTAACAGTACCTTTAATAATTGGTAAAATCGACAGATAACATGGAAAATATAACACAACCCCCAGCACACGAAATCACGCTAGCAGGCGCAGAGGCCAGAGCCGTTGAACTTGCAGCAAAGTACGGCGTAAAGGTTTACCCGATATTATTTTACCGGGAGGCCGATATGATTACACAAGCCGACCCGATTGTAGGTTATTTAAAGGAACCGCCCCGGTTAACTAAATTGCGTATAATCGATGAAGGCAGCAAGCGCGGTGAAATGGAGGTAGCGGCCGAGTTGCTGGATATTGCACTCTTAAAAGAAGAGAGCGATTACCGCATAAGCAGCGCCGACCAGCAGTACGATGAGATTTACATGGGCGCATGTTTGGCGGCCAGCGTGCAAATCATCCGTGTGGCTATCAATCAGATTAAAAAAAAATAGAAGAATATTCTATAACGGATGAAAGCGCTGAGTTTATTAAGCAAGGCGCTCTCATCCGTTTTTATTTCGGGGTAGACCCGGACACGCTGGACGAAGATCAACACATTAAAGCGTGGTGCCAATTAAAGTATGCACTACAGCAAACCGGCCAAATGGATAAATAATGGGAGATACACAGGTTAAATACACGCTATCGCTCAACGATTTACTTACACAGCGGTTGCAGCAGGCGGATGCACAGGCCAATAGATTCGAGACCACCATGAACGGGCTACAGGGAACTTTAAACCGTGTCGGCGCAGCCGTTGGGGTGGCATTTGGCATTCAGGCCGTAAAACAGTTTGTAGGAAGTGTGATTGAGGCCGGTTCGCAGGTAGAAAATGCTCAAATAGGTTTAGGCACGTTACTTAAAAACAACGAGGAAGCAGCAAAGGTTATTCAGGACACCATGAATGATGCCACTAAAACGCCGTTTGCGTTTGAGGGGTTGCTACAGGCTAACAAGGCGCTTATTAGCGCCGGCAGCAGTGCAAAGGAGGCCCGGCGCACAGTGTTGGATTTAGCCAATGCCATAAGCGCAACGGGCGGCGGCGATGTGGAGTTGCAGCGCATGGTTGTTAACCTTCAGCAGATCAAGAACACGGGCAAGGCCACGGCGCTGGATATAAAGCAATTCGCTTATGCCGGCATAAACATATATAAGATACTGGCCGATGCCACCAACCTACCTATCAGCAAGGTGAAGGATTTAGATGTATCGTACGACATGCTGCGTTATGCACTGGCAAAGGCACATGAGCAGGGTGGCGCGTACGCACAGGGGTTGGAGAAGATGGCTAACAGCACCAGTGTTGGTATTAGTAACTTAGGCGATGCACTTTTTCAATTAAAGGTGCGTATATTCAACGATGCAAAGCCGGCTGTATCTGATCTTATCGCCACTGGCATGGATATGATAAAATGGCTGGGGGATGCCTACGAGTGGGTTAAACGGAACAGGGAGATGTTATTGGGGTTGGCTAAGGGTGTGCTTTTAGGAGTTGGTGCCTTTAAGCTGTATAAACTGGCTTTGCAAAGCGCGGTATTGTGGCAGAAGATAGAATATGCCAGCATTACCCTACTGGGGGAAGGTTTTTTAACGGCTAATGCCGCAACCAAATTGCTGGCAGGCAGCTTTCAACTATTAAAAGAATCTGTTTTGAGTAACCCATTCGGATTAGCACTGACAGCTATTGCGGCGCTGACTACCGCATACTTTGCATTTAGCGGTGCGGCTAAGGATGCGAAGCGGGAGAACGATAAGTTAAACCTATCGTTGCAGGATACGGTAAAGATAGCATCCGATAAGACGGAAGACCTTATATTCCAGATAGCTGATAAGTATAAATATGGCATAAAAGCATTTGATAAAAGTGGCAACGCCATACGGTACTCGGTTAAGGAACAAAACGCGCTTATTGCCAAAGACATAAACGATCAGATAAACATGATCGTAGATAATACAGAAAAGGTTAACGGCATGGCGAATTTAGGATTCGTAGAAATGGCACAGATTAATAAACTGAAGCAGTACCGATCTGTACTGGCCAAAGGGCCTAAAAAGCTGGATGAGGCCGGCAGCGATATGGTGCCCAAACCAGAAATAAAAACCCATGAGACCAGTAAGGTTACTGGCAACCGGGTTACTACCATAAATATCCATATAAATAATCTGGTAAAAGAATTTACCGTGAAAACGGTACACTTTAACGAATCGCCAGAAAAGGCAAAGGAGATAGTAACGCAGGCGCTGCTATCGGCTGTAAACGATTCGCAAGTGGTAGCAGGACAATAATATGCCACAAAATTATAATATATTACAAAGCCAAGTCGACCGCGCACGTACGCAGCCTTATAATATAATACCTGTGGCGCAAACCATACGGGAACTATCGTTGCGGTATCAACTTGCAAATCGTCCCCCGGTGGTAAAGGATGACAACCCGTACGATAATAAAATACCGCAGGGGCCGGCAAATGAGCAGCCGCTGTACCTTTCACCGCTGGGCACGCCGGTTGTTGCAGATATTACCTTTGTGGGGGGTAGTTATACGGATGAAAACGGGCGTACCGTTACCTTCCCGACCCTTACACTGGCAACCGTTCTCATTACAGTAAGCCAGCCGAAGCGAATTGTAAAAACAGAAATACAGGGCAGGAATGGTACAGTGAAGGAATACATAGGTATGGATGATTGGCAGATTACCATAAATGGCATTCTTACGGGGCCTAACGGCATTTACCCGGTGGAAGATATGAGCGATCTGCGCGACATACTTAAGGCCCCAATAACGCTGCCAGTGGTAAGCCGCTACCTGCAAATGATGGAGATATTCAATATAGTGGTGCAAGATTACACGCTTGACCAAGAGCCGGGCGGCTTTAGTAAACAAAATTTCACAATTAACGCAATAAGCGACCTGCCAGTCGAATTACAGATACAATGAGCAATCGCGGGATGTATAGGGTATTTACGCGCACGGTATTTGTGCAGCAGCCAACTGCGGATTTTCCAAACCGCAACCGTACGCTTATTTACAACTTTATCACCCAGTTCGAGGCATCAAGTAGCTGGCAGGAGATATCTAATACGGCGCGCATTACCCTGCCCAAAAATGTATACGTAAGGGATGCAAACGGTAAACTTATACCGCTGGGCGGCACTACCGTTAATATTGGTGGTTTTAGTAATAACGAGCCGCTTTTTTTACGCGGTGATATGGTTAAGCTGGAAGTCGGGTACAGGTTTTTCGATGCCCAAAATAACGAGAGGCTACAAACTAGTGTAATATTCAGCGGTTTCATTACCAAAGTAGGCAGTCGAAAACCGATTGAGCTGGAATGTATGGATAATACATGGGCATTGCAGCAATTACAGTGCAAGAATAAAACATACCCGGCCAGCATGTCGATGGAGGATATATTAAAGGATATGCTCGCCGGAACGCCATATACTGTTAATGTTACCACTAATACATCCCTCGGGCAGTTTACGGTAGAGAATGAAACGGTGGCCGAGGTGCTGGCCCGGCTGCGCAAAGATTATCATTTTTACTCAACCTTTCGCGGGGGCACCGAATTACGCGTGGGGAGCCTTGTATATCTGGAACAAGACGCGATTGATTCCGGTGTTAAAACCTTCCGCTTTCAGCAGAATATTATAAGCGATGATCTGGAGTACAACCGCGCCGACGATGTGGAGCTTTCTGCCGTGGCGTACAGCATAAACAAAGTAGAACTCGCAACAACAAATAAGCAGGGCAAGGCAAAGACAAGGCACCGGAGGCTGGAAGTATTGGTTACGTTGCGTAAGGGCAAGATAATAAGCATTACAAAGCCAGAGGGCAGCCATGCACACTATGCGCCCAATGTAGTAGGCGAGCGCCGTACGCTGCACTTCTGGAACGTAGAAACAACCGATAAGCTGGTGCAATTGGCCGCAGCAGAACTAAAGAAATACTACTATAGTGGTATGCGTGGCAAATTCATTACTTTCGGGATACCTTTTGTACAGCAAGGTGATAATATTAATATCTTAGACCCGATACTGCCAGAGCGAAACGGACGGTACAAGGTAAGGAGCGTAAGGTATAGCGGCGGCATAACCGGGTTAAGACAGGAGATTGAGGTAGATTATCTTATAACAAAAATCGACGCACAGGGCAATGCTATTAGCTGAAGCAATACAACAACTGGCCGGAACAAAGTTTCTTGACATACCCGGTTTGGTTTTAGCTGAGGTGGTTACGGTGGATGCCGATGCCCGCATATGCTCGGCACAGGCCATAAGCGGTAAGACTACCGCAGACTTAAGCGAAGTTCTCCTGATGCCGGTTAATGATGATGGCCTGCTACTGGTGCCTACGGTTGGCAGCACCATACTGGTAGCGTATGGCAAAGATGTGCAGCCCTGTGTTGTAATGTTTAGCGAGTTAGACTCGGCTACATTATGGGTTAATGGCGTTATTACGCTGAAGGATGGAAATTTGGGCGGCATACCCGTTGTAGCCGGGCTACTGGAAGCGCTTAATGCTATACAGAACGCTTTTAACGCACTTAACAGCAAGGTAAACGGGTTGGCACCTACGCCGGTTATACCCAATCTGCCGTTAACACAGCGAACAGATATCGAGAACTTAAACGTTACACATGGCTAACAATCAGGATATAGGACTGTATAAAAACGACTTATATTTTACCGATGATGGTGATTTTGCCATACAGGAAAGTGATATACAGCACGTAATGGATACCATTGCGGCATTTCCGGGCTGGTGGAAGGAGAATCCGGCCGATGGCGTTGGTATTTTCCAGTACCTTAATAGCGCCGGCCAGCAGCAGGTGCTCGAACGGGCGCTTAAGCTAAACCTTATGAGCGATGGGTATAAGAGCGATGCCGTAAAAACAGCAATTGATAACCGTGGTAATTTAACCGTTGAACCAAATGCTCAAAAACTTTAAAGCAATACAGGGCCAAAGTATATACGATGTATGCCTTAATACATACGGCAGCTTAGATAATCTGTTCAAGCTGTTACAGGATAGTAGCGGTACGGCGCAAGGCGTGGATGATGTGCCGGCAAGCGGGCAGGCATATGTATACGATGATGCATTGGTTGCAGATCAGCAGATAAATCAGGCATACACCTTATCCGGTATTCTTTACTCAACTTATTACGGCGGCAATGGCAGCAGCATGTATATTGTTAGCCAGCGGCCACCCAGCCCCGGGGCAGGTGTACCACCGCCAACCACACCACCAATAACACCCGGTAGCAATATGCAGACACTGGTAGATAGCGCAAGTTTCGTAAGTGGCGCAGATGGCACCACAGTAATAACGCCACAGGATAAAAATGGCGGTAGCCTTATTGGTTACGACCTCGTGTACATTGAGCGGGAGATACGCCCAATACGCCGGCAGGATTGGGTATGGAATAAGGTAACTGGTATACTTACGTTAACGAATGGAGAAACTTTAGACAATGCTCAAGAACTTTTTTATATTTATACGAAAACCATAACCGCATGAAGCGCATAGCTTTTCTACTCGCTTTTTTTTGTACACTGGCTGCACATGCACAGACATGGCAGAAAGTTAACGGGCGCTGGCAATACCAGTTCCTTAAATCAGATAGCACCTTTACGCCGCCACAGGATACCTTATTAATTGCACCCATAGGCAGCATTGCAGTTAAAAACGATGTGGTGTATTTCAAAAACTCATCCGGCGTATGGGTATCATTGGTTGGCTTATCTGTTAACATTGCCACCAGCAGCCTTACAGCTACCGGTAACTATACGCAGCACTGGAATAACAAGAACCTGAACTTCGACTCAGTAGGTTTTTTGGGACTTACCGGGTATGGTAGTTATTTTGGCGGCCCGCAGCGTGTGCAGTTTAATTTCGTTCCCAATTCATTTACGCAGGCCCTTACCATAGCACATACAATAAGGAATGCCGCCAATACAAGCGATAGCGCCACGCGCTCCATTGTATACAGCGCAGGCGGCATAGCGGAGAGCGTTACAGCCAGCGGCAAAACCAGCACCATAACGCTGGGCGATAATGCGGCTGGGCAAACGGTTACCATAAATGCAGCAGATAGTATATATATAGGTAAGGCGGTGGCAAAGTCTGCTGCCGATAGCGTGTTTGCGGTAGGGCCGCTACAGAACAGCGGTAAAACCAATGTACTATATAAGGTGCCTGTAGCCGGGTTAACCGGCAAAAATTTAGCCACGGCGGCCCTGACGGCTACCGGGGACTATACGCACAATTGGGCAAATCACAATCTTTTCATCGATACCCTTAAGGGTTGGCAATTCAAATATTACACAGATGGCACTGGAGGTTATGCCGGAATGAAGCGGTTGGGGTATTACCAATTCTCTACCAATACCGGGCACTTGTGGTATGACGACTTAAGGAATGTTGCCAATACGAGCGATTCGCTCAGTATGGTTGTACAGGCGCGCCCCGAGTATTTCACGGTGCAGCCGGCGAGCGGTTTTCTGAACACGGCTGCGTTTTTTGTTCAAAATGGCTTAATACAGCAGCAAGCAATAAGGGTAAGCAAGCAAAACACTTTCGATATATATACCGATTCTCTGGTGGCCCGGCTGGATAGCAATGGCGTATCCTTACCGTTAAAATTCAAGTTAGTAAACGTGCCAACTGCACCGGATACCACTTATAAGTTGTTGGCATTGGGGCCTGATAAAATGGTATATAAATTTGCCAGCAATTCTGCGTTTACAGCCGATTCAACAATATTTTCTACCAATTATCGAAGGGATACGGCTATTAGTGACCTAAGAAATGTATGTCAATGGCCAACAGAACGAACATTAGGTGTTTTATATAATAAAAGCTCTTGGGTAAATACTAACGACTTTGTTCCGACTGGTTCTGCTGTAATGAACATGAACGGCCAATACATTGACATTTCTGGAGGTAGCGGAACGTTTGGAGCAGATTATTTTACAATACTGGGGCCGACAGCTTTGTCCAAATGGAAGATGACAGTTGGTGTTAAATTGACTGGTGCGCTTACAGCGAGTAGCGGTATGGCATTTGGATTAAAATATTACAGTTCAACAGTCCCTTATGATTTAGTTGGAAGTTTTGGATTTAATAACTCACTGTCAACTCCTATATATATTGCACAATCTACAGGGAGTGTTTTGCAGACAAGTGGTAGTAATATTGCCTTCAACACAAATCACTTAATCAATATAGTTGTTGAATTTAAAGACAGTGCATTTATAGTTACAGCTAACAATGTTACAACAGGCGGGAGCCCGGTAACAGTTACTTATACAATCCCAAATCCTGCCGGAGGCGCAGGGAAGGCACCAGCGCGTTGTTATTTTGCAATCTATGCCACGAGTGGAACGCAACAACTACAATATTTAAAAATAGAATCAGCCGAAACACAATTCCCTTCTATATTAATTGAAGGGGATAGTAAGACACAGCTCGGTTTTGCAAATTATTTCACGACAAGGTTAGGGTCTGAATTAAATGCTACATACCCTTCCGTTGTTACACATGCAGGTGAAGGCGATGAAGTTGCTTATAGTTTAGCCGGTATTGATGAGATAAGAAAGATAGGTGCGCGTGTTATAGTTAACAACACCTGTTCGAATAGTTTTCGGCACGGAAAAACCTTTGCTCAGGTTGTATCGGCATATGATAGCTTAACAGCACTGGAACAAGCTACAGGCGCGTTAGTTTATCACATAGTAATGCCTGAAGACACCGTTACAAATACAAGTACTTCAGTAGGCATGACTGCCCTTAAAAATTATATAGCTGCAAAATATGGTTCTTATTACATATCAGGCGTGTGGGATACTCTTCAGTCGGGTAACAATGTATTAAAATCTTCCTTCAGTGTTGGCGATGGAATTCATCTTAATCAGGCAGGTGTAGATGCTACCGTGGAAAAAATTGTACAGTTTGGTATACCTTATTGTTCTTCAGGAAGGGTAATAGACGGAAATTTTTTAGCCACACATATTTCAAACACTGCATCGGCAGCGGCAGCCTTTACGGGAATTTCTGGCACAACAAATCGCATTTCAAAATTTACAGGCCCCAATACGGTAGGCAATAGCTCTCTTTACGATAACGGTTCAATAGGATTTAATACTACTTCACCAGTCAATCAATTCGAGATTGCAGGTAACACTTCAAATAATAGTACTTTAAAAGCTGGTACATTCGAAGTGCAATCTAGTGCTGATGGAAATGGTTTTCTTTCAAACAATGGATACTTTAATAGCAGTGGTAGTAGTTGGGTTCGTAGAGTAGCCAGTGATTTATCCATTTTGCAGTTTAACGGAAGTACAATATATGCATATACGGCACCAACTGGTGCGGCAGGATCAAGTGCTACTTTAACTCAAAGGTTATCTATCGATCCAACTGCTGTAAAGGTTTTAAATGGGAATATATTTAGAAGCGATGGCGGTGTCGGTGTCGGGACTGATCCAGCGGGACAGATAGATTTGTTGGAAAACATAAATGCATTAGCAAGATATATTATAACTAATAATAATTCTGGTAATGGTGCTTCTGCTGAATATAAAGCAGTCAATAATTCTGGTTATATTTCCGGATTTGGTATAAAATCAAGCGGGTATACACCTTATGGTATTTTTGGAAACAATTCAGCTATTGGCGCATACTCAAATAGTCCTGCTAATCTTGGATTTATGGCAGATAACGCAACTGGTTTTATAAATTTTTCAACAGGCGGCAATTCAGAGAGGATGAGAATTACGCCAGACGGTAATTTTTTACTCAAAACAACAACAAATAATGGCCATGTATTACAAGTTAATGGCGCAGTGACAATAAATAAAGATAGTGCACAGATTATATCCACGCCAACAACACAATATCAGGCGTTAATAGATACCGCTACTGGTTTAATACAGCGGCAGCCATTAAAGCAAAAATTTACCCAAACCGCCGATGCAGTGGTAAATGGAACCAATACTGAGACAACGCTTGTAGGCAGTGGCGTTGGCACCCTTACTATACCTGCCAATTACCTTACCGCTGGCAAATCATACCGTGTAACCGTGCGCGGAAAGTATAACACCGATGCCACCAACCCGGCGCAAATGAACTGGAAGGTTAAGCTGGGCGGAACTGTAATAGCTGCCAGCGGTAACGCCGGGCTGGGCACCAATAAGGTTGATAAAGGGTATGAGGTGCATTGTGATTTTACTTGCCGCACAACTGGCAGCACCGGCACCGTTATGGCACAGGGCATGTTTTTTACCGAGGATGGCCCGGGTGCCAAAAACATGACCAATGGTTTTGCCACTACCACCATTGACACAACCGTATCCAATGCCGTGGATGTCACTGTAACCTTAACCGATAGCAGCAGCGGCAACTCCTGCTATGCCTACATATTAATACTCGAGGAAATTTAAAACCCCCTATAAAAACTATGGAAACAAACGTTCGGGACAATGACATCGATTTGATAAAGGACAGGCTTAACGAGATATACACGGCCTTGATGGGCGATGGTATCACGCAAAGCGGCGGCATGGTGCGCAGGTTGGTTGTGGTAGAGGAACGGGTAAGCGCCGCAGATAAGCGCAGCCGGGCAAATTCTTTGCTAATAAAATGGATTATTGGCACCGGAAGCGCCATTCTTTTGGCTATCTTCAATTTCATAATCAAAAAACAGTAACATGGCAGACACGAAAAAAGAATGGGCTAATAAGCCTATTGGCGAAAAAATAGCACAAATAGCGGTAAATGTGCTGGTAATTGGTATCGCCCTCTTTGCAACCGCTTTCTTTTATTGGATACCACAACCGTGTGACATAGATAAGCAGTATATGTACTGCTGCACGCACCCGGGTAGCGTATTCGATATCGTTGGTATGATATTATTCTGGTTTGGTTGCTTATGGCTTTCTGGCATTTGGGCGTACTTTGTAGAGGATGATGATGAAGACCCGTGGGAAACAGTCTCGACCGTTGCATGGCTGTGCGCAGTAGCAGGCCCGTTATTGATTATTTTATTCTAAAGCCGGGAGCCCCGGTTTAAGGGCCTGATTTATTATGTGGCAATTAATTATAGGAATGATTAAAGATGCGCAGGGTGTAATGAGTAGCAAGCGTGGCGCTATGCTGTGGTTTATATTGCTGTTTACTAGTGTAGCCATTGTTAATCTATGCACCGGCGGCAAGGTGCATTTAGAGCCAACGCTGCAAACCCAATTGTTTGAACTTGTTATTATTAGTATGGGTATTGTTTTCGGTGAACCCTTCGCGAAGGCGATTGAGTTATGGAAAGGAAGCAACAAGAACCCGCAACCCCCTGCGCAGTAGGTATTCTTTTTTCATGTGGGTTATGTTTGTATCATAACAACGTTCCTGAGCGGTCGTGCTCGGGAACTTTTTTTTTGCTGGTATTACAAAGTGTATTACATTCGTTGGGTAAACTATATTAAACACCAAAACCATGAAACTAATCGAAATTCTTTGTAGCGCAGGCCCCCGGGCAACGCAATACAGGATATGGGGTGCCATATTCGTTATTACCTTCTACTGCTGCAACCCGGTAAAACAAGTGCTTAAAAGCAACGACAAAACGCAGCAGGTGGTAGATAAATGGCTGGAGTGTAACCCGGTTAAAATCGATACCAACTATGTATATAAACCCGGCGATACTATTACTCATTTGCTTATTGGATACGATACAACCGTGTTGCGGGACACGCTTAATCGTATCGATACTATCCGTATAAAGGAGCGCACGCTTAAGCTGCAAACTGTACACGATACAGTTACGCGCACCATTAACGGCGATAACAGATTGCTTAACGAATGCCAGAGAGCAATTGCTGGAAAAGAGGCAGCGGTGCAGGATGCACGGGCGAAGGAAAATGATGCAAGGGCGGCAGCTAATAAGTGGATTATACGGTTTTGGTCGTTGATTGGCATCATAGTGGTAATACTGGCAGTAACTGTTTTTTTAAAATTCAAACCCGGTATTAAGTTATGAAAATTGACTTCAAAAAAATCATCCTTACATACTTGGCGATTATTGCCACTGGGATGCTTATATTAGCCTTTTGGCTTAAACTTATCAATATATGATTTTACTAATACAGATATTTTTTTGGGTGCTTAATATTGCCGTAGGCAAGTATCAGGCGTACCGTTTCGATAAACAGCAGAAGCGAATAAATCATACCGTATGGTTACTGTATTATGCCACAGTTGCCCTTAACGCATGGTGGTTGTGCCGTAGCTGGCTGGTGGTTGCTGCGCTTCTGGTATTGCACCTGCCGCTGTTTAACACAGCGCTTAATTACTTCCGTACCCCACGCCGAGCGTTGTTTTATACGCACCCGGAGGACCCGCAGGGCAGTGTTATTGATAGAGTATGGGGGGATGTTTACCCGGCTGTATTCTTTTTAACCTGCATTACCTACGTAGTGCTGCAATTCTACATATATGAATAGACCCAAAATCACAGCAGAAGAGGCCTGCAAAAAATTACCGGCTGATATAGATAGCCAACTTGCAAAGGTTATTGCCAAATATGGCGGCAAGTTGGTTTATATAATCGCCTTCCGTGGTTACTACCTTGATACAATGGGCGTGCCCGGCAAAAACGACCGGGGCATCTACGATGATTGTATGTGCCTGTTTTACCCGGGTGGATATGAAACGTTTAATGGCAACACCGATCCCAGCCGTTTTAAACCAGAGGTTGCAACGCTTATACCCGGGCTGCACTT